CATCTTCCTGTTCAATGTCAGTAGGTGTCCCTTTCCACTGAGGTTCTCCTTTAACCTTTTTAATGTGGTGTTTTTTGTATGCTAATATTACACACTCCTTTGGATTATAAATATACGGACTTGATGGGCTCATCCAAGAACCCCAAGCAGTAGTCTTACTTCTATGTGGTGATTGTTCTTCAAGATCAACGATACCAAAGAACCCAAAACCAATTTGTTTCATTAACTGATACATCTCAGAAACAAAGAAAATACGTCCACCTTTCTTTTGTCTGTTAATCTCATAAGGAATGTTAAGCGCAATACGACCATCATCTTTTAACACGTTATACGCTTCAGTTAACCAGTTCTTAGCAAATACTAAATACTCATCAAATTCAACGTCATCTTCGTGAACATCATATGCAATACCAACCCCATAAGGTGGTGACGTTACGATTAAGTCAACTGATCCTTCAGGTAATGTTTTCATTACCTCAATGCAATCTCCATTTATAATTTTTCCTGTTTCTATCATTATTATATTTATTTAATACTCTCTAAATAATCCCACACTTCATTTGAAAACTCTTCATATAGGTCTCCATCCTCATCATCCGATAAATCAACAATGTATTCATCAACACAATGTTCAACAATCATCTCGTGTATTTCCTCAAACTCTTTATCAGTTTGTTTTAAGGCATCATATTGATCCTGAATATGATTTTTTTGTTCTTCTGTTAGTTTCATTTTTACTTAAATTATACTTGTTATTGCTTGAGCTAGTTTATATCCTGTGAAGGCACCTATCGCAGCCGAACCCGGTAAAACAATAAACTTACCTAACATAGTTTCATATTTCTTCCTATTAACAATATAAGAAATTAATATATAATAAGCAATGTAGTTGATTAAAACCAAAAAGTCCAGTTCTTTTGCCACAAAAACCACAATTGAATTTCCAAGAAATCCCCACATAAAATTAATAAGGGTTTCACGAATAAGTTCACCGGGAGTTGTTATTGCCCCCAACACATTTATCTCTTTTGATAAACCTTTTTTATTTTTCACCACCATATTGTCTATCTAAGTAATCAAACAAATTTAAAAATTTAGGAACCTCCCCATTTTTAGTTATATAATATTCTCTTAATTTTGTACAATTAAGACCATATTTCCTATCATGACCTAATCTGTCTTCAACGTATTTAACATCAACCTCTTTGTTTAAAATATAAGAAATATTTTTAATAATGTCCAAATTTGTCACCCTGAAAGTTGTTCCAATATTATAAGTGGTATTTACAATCTCATCGTCAAACATTAAATCACAAATGACTTTTACATTATCATAAACATACATCCATTCTCTAACTTGTAATCCGTCACCATAAACTGGAATTGGTTTACCTTCACCGATAGATCTTGCAATTGTTGGTAAGAATTTTTCCTCAAACTGATGTTCACCAAAATTATTACAAGTTCTTGTGATGATATATGGTAAACCATAAGTTCTATTAGCAGATAACACTAACATATCAGATGCCGCTTTAGTTGCAGAATAATATGAGCTAGACTTTAAACTATCATCTTCAGTTGCCGTATGATTAATTGCAATGTGTTCATCCATATCACCATATACCTCATCAGTTGAAATGTGTATGAATTTTTTAAGGTTCTTATTTTTTCTTGATATCTCCAATAAATTAAATGTTCCTTCAACATTAGTTCTAACAAATGGTAACCCATTCTTAATTGAATTATCAACGTGAGACTCAGCAGCAAAGTGAACCATGTAATCAAAATCACCAAGTTCATCTTCCGTTACATCACAAATGTCTTTTTGTAAAAAAGAAACATTGTGTTTAATATTCATTCTACGACCAGCGTATGTTAGTTTATCAACACAAAGAACATCACATTCAAAGTTATCTAATAGGTGATTTATAAATGCGGATCCTATAAATCCCGCTCCTCCTGTTACTACTATTTTCATTTTTTCTCTAATGTTTCTATATGATGTTGCAAGTACCATAATGCTTTCTTAAGGTCCTGTAACTCTTTATCTTTTTTTCCAGCTCTTGAAATATACTTTACAGTATTTCCTAAACTAAATCCTAAATCCCAAGCATCAATAACTTTTATTGCTTCATAAGGATTATCCTCTCCTCCGTAATGGTTAGGATGATTAACTTGTTCTACTTTTATTGGGGGACACTCACAAAATACGTTAGCTCCACATACACATTCTTTTTCCATTATTCTTCTCTATATTCTTTTAATAATTCATCATTTGAAATTGTTCCGTATTTTTCATTAAGACCTTCCATATCAAAATCCTTACTCATCATTATTTTAACATCGTAGATTTGATCGGTAGTATTTAAAGATATGTCAATTTCTTTAATAATTTTATATGGATCAGCATTTGAACCAGGTCTTCTATCCTCAACATAACCTTTCCAATTTTTTGCGGTATCTCTTGGAATTCTAATTGATGCCCCGCGATCTGAAACCCCCCAACTAAATTTATCAATTGATTGTGTTTCAAATTTACCAGTTAAACGAAGATCGTTATCTGACCCGTAAGCTTTAATGTGAGCCTCATGTCTTACCTCAAACGCATTAAATAATGACATAAAATATTTTTCATTACCATCATTTCTCATTTTATCTGTTGAGAAATTTGTATGAAGTCCTGATCCGTTCCATTCCCCTTTTTGAATTGGTTTTGGATGTAGATCAATCCCATAATTATATTTTTCAGAGATTTTATATAAAAAGTACCTAGTCATCCACAAATCATCACCTGCCTTTAATTTACCTTTTGAAAATACTTGGTATTCCCATTGACCTAATGCAACCTCAGCGTTGATCCCTGTAATATCAATTCCGTATTTTAAACACATATCCATATGTTCCTCAACAAAATCTCTTCCTGCAACATATTCACCAACACCACAATAATATTTACCTTGTGGTTCCAAGTTGTTTTCATTGTGCCCTAAAATACATTTGTTATTTCTATCGTAGATAAAATATTCTTGTTCAAACCCAAACCACAAATCTTCTTGATCTCCAATTAGTTTTGATCTTGTGTTAGTTTCGTGTGGTGTACCATCAGAATTCATTACTTCACACAACACGTAAATTGTGTTTGTATTATCACAAAAATAATGTCTAACAGGTATTAAAATACAATCAGAACTATTACCTTCCGCTTGTAATGTTGATGACCCATCAAAGTTCCATTCAGGGAAATTATTTAGAACTAAACAATTTTTAATTTGCTCATAGTCCACAATTTTAATCTTACTTCTAAGGTTTGGCTCCGGTGTATATCCGTCAATCCACACATATTCTAACTTAACTTTCATTTATTTTTATTTATGTATTTTATTATTTCTTCCTCATTTTTTCCCTCATTAAACATCCTGTAGACATTGCGTGAAAATTCATCCGTACACAATACTGCGTCGGCATCTAAATAATTCATAATATCTGTAAGGTGGTTAAGGATGTTCTCTTTCTTTAAAAATCTTTTGTTAAAACCCATTTTTAATCTTCTAAAAATTCTTTTTCTTTTTTCTTGTCCTCTTGTTCAATATTGTAATTTCTCGTTTGATTAATTAACATTATTGTTTTTCTTTTAAATAATGGTAATAATGTTTCTTCAATTGGGAAATCACCTTTACTAATCATTTCTAACACCGGTAACTTTGTTTTGTTTTCGGTCTCAGAAAATGTAGTTATTATCTTTGGTATTGTCAATTTGTTTTTATCATCACAATAAATTAATTTAACATTTGTCTTATTTTCTGGTGATTTTTTTGCTGCCGGAGATACTTCATACTCCCAAACATAATACTTGTTGTCTCTCTTATCCAAATGGAAGAAGAAACCTTTGTTAGATAAAATTTCTTTTTTATTCTTCCTGTATTTTGCCTCAATACTATCATAAACTAATGTCCATACAGATTTTGCAATATTGAAATATTCCGTCATCCTTGGTGCAGTGTATTGTAAAATTTTTGTGAATTCTTCATACTCTTCAGTTGACATCTCAGGAACACTTTTAATTTTAAGATCTTTCACTAAAAGTTCGTCATCAACTGAATTAAATTTTTTGTTTGTATATATGATTTTCTTATCCCTGATAAGTGTTTGTATGTTTGCTAAATGTAATGATAATTCTATAAACCCAGGGTAAAGTTCCATGTTATCTAACTTTTCACCCATGCGTTGGAAATATGATAGTAATTTATATTCCTTATGTTCACTATCAATTGGCTTTTCAAACATCCAATCGGTGTCCATTACAAATTCTATTTTTTTATTTCTTGCCATTACCCATAAACATAATAATATAATTGTATTCTGTAAAGGTATTAGTCAATTCTCATTACAACAAAAGTTGAATCATTAACTGAAACGGTATCATATTCATTGTTGTAACTACTTATTACACCATAATCATTCTCATCTATTAAATCATTTATTAAACTTTGTCTATCTATAAAATTATTATAGTCATCACCCATTTCATCTAACCAACTCATTGGGTCATCTTTAATTTGTCCTAACCTATCCTCAACGGCTTCTTCAACCTCATCATCATTTAAATCACCATCTGGCTCATCTTTTATATCTTGTATGTCTTCGTCTATACCTTCTATTTCATTTTCAATTTCTTCAACCCTTGATTCATTATCCGACTCATGTTCACCATCCTCATCTTCATCTTCATAAGTTACTGACTCAACTTTTTTACCGTTTTGGTAAATTTGCCATTTATTTTCAGACCATTCAACAACTAAAATGTTATTCATGTAATCATTAAATTTGAAGTACTTAAGACTTTCAACCCCTTCTTCAATAAGAGGAGATCTAGCTCCACTTGAAATCAAATACGTTTCTATTTCAAGAGACCTTTTTTGGTTTTGTAATTTTTCAATTTCTTTATCTTGTTTAACACTAGTTTCCCTACTAACATCATAATTTTCAGGATCATCCATAACCCATTCACGAATCATGTCTTCATAATATTCTGCAACTTCGTCACCATCAATATGATAACTTAATGTATTTTTATTAAAATTACTTAAATCGTTTACCATTTCATCATAATATTCTTTAAGAGAACTATCCGCCTCCCTTTCAGTTCCAACCGCATAAATATTACCACTAGCATCATTATGTATTGACCTAAATGTATATAAGTCATAATGGGAACCCTCAGGCATTAAATCGTATACATCATTATCTTTATCCTTAAGTTCATCAATCTCGGATTGCAAATCATTTTGTTCATTCTCCAATTCATCAACAATTTCAGAATCTTCCTCGTTATCTATTCTTTCCTCAAGTTCTTCCATTCTTCTTTCCAAATCTTGTAATTCTTCACGTTCTGGCCCATCTAAATATCCAATATCACCTTCTTGAACCATATA